CCCACCGTCCACACATTATTTGAATTTAATAATGGTTCTTCTATTACAACATTTGTAATTCCTAAATTTTTATAGTGCAAAAGAATTTCGGTGAATCCATACCTTGAAGCGATATCGATGATTTCTGTGTCATCTCTTCCCATTGGATAGTCGTCGATGAATACCTTATGTACATCTAAACCTTCATATGAGAGATTTGATTCTATAGATGATAATGTTCTATTTAAGTAATCAACTCTATTTGTTGAAAACATAACTTGACATACTTTTTTCATACTAAAACCTCAACCAAAGACCATTGACTCCATCAAATCCATTAACTGTCCAATTACATTCATTAATTATTTCTTTGCGCTCTCTCGTGAAAAAATAAATCAAATATTCAATGCTAAAATGATTATATTGTGGATTTAATACGACATCTATTATCTTATCATTTATTTCATAGAAATAATTCAAAAGTTTAGTATCAAACCCATAGAACATCGTGACATAAGAATTGATTGTACTTTCACCAGTTTCTTTTCTGTTGTCAATCAGAGAGAATCTTTCATCATCAACTCCAACATTCCACCCGATTGGATTTTTTATTGAAAATTTACCAGGAATGAAATCATTAAGAGAAACGTCTTCAATTGTATATCGACCTGATAATTTTATAAAATTATCATATTTTAAAATCTCATCACGCGCATAATCAATAAATGTTTTTAACATTAAACACTCGGCGTATGCTTTCTGACTCGTTGTGCTAACAATATTTCTAACTTCTGGTGCGAATTCTCCAAGAGGATAATATCTAAGATTCTTTATGTGCTCAAAGATTTTGTAGTTTTGATAATTCTCAGAACTATCTAATAAGATTATGTCACAATTCGGATCTAATGTCCGAACATAACTTATGGTGTATACAGTTTGCCTAAATCGTTCATCTTCTGTGAATGCAGATCTTTTTACAACTTCACCATTAATATACTTAAATGGAACATCAGAAGTGTTTATTGAAGAAGTAATAACAAATAAATTTTTCATAATATTTTCTTATGCTGCCCAGACATCTTCCCAAGTACCACTCAACGAACCCTTCGCATAATCAGTTGCTCGGTTCTCAAAGAAGTTGGTGTGACTTGGTGCATTGATCAGTTCTTCAACCCATGGTAGTGGGTTTTTCTTGACCTTATATATACCTTTCATCCCAAGAGAAATCAGTCGACGATCAGCAATGTATCGAATATATTGCTTCACATCTTCTGCGGTCAGATCTGGCATTGGTCCCATCTTGAATGCGAGGTCAATGAAGTTGTCTTCCAGCGTTACCATCTTCTCGCAGATTCGATAGATATCGCTCTTGAGTTGATCATTCCAGATTTCACGATTCTCTTCAATGTAAGTCCTGAACAGCTTGATCATTGATTCACAGTGAATTGTTTCATCAACAATTGACCATGTAATGATCTGACCCATACCATTCATCATACCATGACGTGGGAAGTTCAGAAGCATGATGAATGAACTGAAAAGCTGCAGCCCTTCGGTGAATGCTGAGAATGCTGCAATCTGCTGAGCAATCTTTTCTTTATCATCGATTCCAACGTTCAGGAACCCAGCAAAGTATTCATGCTTATCTTTCATTTCCTGATATGAGAGGAACTCGTTGTATGTCGATTCTGGCATACCAAGAGTTTCAATCAGATAAGAATATGCAGCAACGTGAACTGCTTCTCGAGCAGCAAACCCAAGAAGCATCATTCTGACTTCAGGCTGAGGAAAATACTGAAGATAGTTACGAACATAACCACCAGAAACATCGATGTCGCCTTGAGTGAAGAACCTGAAAATGTTTGTCAGGAAATACTTTTGCTCAGGTGTCAGCTTTTGCTTCCAATCTTTCACATCCTCAATCATAGGGACTTCTGTCATGAGCCAGTGAGCCTGTTCGTGCTGCAACCATGACGTGTAGCACCATCCATAATGGAATGGTTTGAAATAGTTTCGTTCATCAGTAATACTAAGCCTTTTTTCTTTTTGCATATCTCTTTCCTTTTCGCAATGAACCTGTTCCGCCTTGATATCCTTCCATTTTTCCACTTGTCCATCCATTTGGTTCAGTTCCTGGTACATAATATGCGTGCCTTTGTCCATTATTGTATATTTTTTTACCTTTCAAATTAGAACCTGACAAATTTCTTTTTCCCAACTCAGGAGAACCTAATTTAGCAGATCTTCCTCTGATCCAACCTTCTGGCACACTTTTTGATCTCTTATCAGTTTTTCCGTCAGTTATCCAGTATGTACCAGTTGAACTTTTTCTGCATCTATCTGACCTTTCTTCTTTTGATTCTTTCATAAAATATTTACTTTTTGGAGATTTTTTCCCTAACAATGATTTTGATATTTTATCTTTAGTTGAACCGCTAACTACATTTCCCTTTGGCGCGCCATCTTTACCATTTTCAATTATCAAATTAGCCCACTCATCAGATTCTACAATTTTATTTTTCTTAGAAAATTCTTCAGCATATATGCTGCATTCTTCTTTATTGTCGAACGATGCTATTATCTCGGTTCTTATATCATTTCCATGTTTTTTTAGATGCTTCCTCCATCTCACACCTGAACCCAAATATTCAATCGCATCCACTCTTTCAGTTTTGCCGAAATATTTCAACCCTGTTTTATTGTGCGTTTTTATGTATAGATGTATCATAAGATTTCCTCCAACAACACATCTATTTATATCCGTAGGCGTATTATCTACAATATTTTATAAAAATATTTTACTTTCTTTCTCCTCATTTTTCGTCACTCACAAGCTAAACACCCATCGTATTCATCACTCACCATAGCTTTCAAATCTATTTCTTTGATAATTTCTCGTTCGATTCTCTTATGTAGCTTATCTGCTTTTCGTATCTTTTCTGATCGGCAATAGTATAGCGTCTTGAGTCCTGCTTTCCAAGCCATAAAGTGTGCTGCGTGAATATACTTGATGTTGCTATCAGGACGGAAGAACAGATTAAGCGATTGAGCTTGATCTATATATTGCTGCCTATCAGCAGCATGCTGCACGATCCATCGCTGATCGATTTCCATCGCAGTTTTGTACACATCTTTCTCATAATCAGTCAGAATATCAAGATGCTGTACTGATCCATCATTGGCAATGATGCTCTGCCAAACTTTAGTCAGTTCTTCTTCATCTTCAATCTTTGTCCTGAGGAGATCATTGAGGAAACGATTCTTATTCAGATACGCACCAGAGAGTGTATCCTGACGATATGCGTTGGCTCTAAATGGTTCAATTGATGGTGAAGTGTTGTTCATCAGAATTGAACTGGATGCATTCGGAGCAATCGCCATTACATGTGAGAAGCGACGACCAGTTCCAGCAGCATCTGGCGCTTCACCACGTTCTGCACCAAGCGCAAGATTAGCTTCCATTAGTTGATTGCTGATGTGGCTGAACATTCTTTGGTTCGATGAAACTGCCAGTGCTGATTCCCATGGTAATCCTTTCTTTTGCAAGTATGCATGAAAGCCGAGAGCGCCAATACCAATACTCCTCTCACGTGATGCTGAATACTTTGCTCGAGCGATTTCTCTAGGTGCACGTTCAATGAAATAACTCAGAACGTTGTCGAGCATTTCAGCTACATCACGCAGGAATAGTTTATCTTTTGACCAGACATCAAAGTGTTCAAGATTCACTGACGACAAACAACAAACTGCAGTTCTCTTTCTGTCTGTTGGTAGAATGATCTCAGAGCAAAGATTAGACTGTCGAATAGACAGACCGAGCTTCTTCTGAAAATCTGGCATCAGTCGATTGCTTGTATCAATATAGTGAATGTATGGCTCACCTGTATGCATGCGCATTTCAAGAATACGCTGCCAGAGTTCTTTTGCTGATACTTTATCTTTGACATCTTTTGAGTGTGGATCTTTCAGTTCCCAGGTGTCATCATAGTTGGGATCAATCATGCACTTTTCGATGATCTCCATAAAGTCATCAGTGATGTTGATTCCATGATGAAGATTCAGGCAACGCATGTTCTGATCGCCTGTTGCTTTTCTCATTTCAAGAAAAAGTAATATATCGGGATGCGAGATATCCAAATAAGCAGCATAACTCCCACGCCGAGTCCGACCCTGTCTATATGCCAAAGAACTAGCGTCATAAGTCCGAAGGTGTGGCATAACACCAACAGACTTGTCATCCGCCGAACGAATACCGACACCAAGTCCAATTCCACCTCCCAGCATTGAAAGCCAGTTTACTTCCGATAGGCAGTCGACCAATCCCTCAGCAGAATCGTCCAGATATGGTAGAAAGCAGCTAATTGGAAGACCCTTTTTAGTTCTTCCGAATGACAGAATCGGAGTTGAGTATGATAGCCACTGTTTACTCGAATAATCGTATAGTCTTTGTGCGTGTTCTTGATTTGATGCAAACTCACTTGATACGAATGCAAATCTTTCTTGTGGGGATGTTTCATTGTCCAACATATATGACTCACGCATTCTCTTCAACCCCAACTCATCGAAGAGAGAATCACGTGACATTTCTAACTGAATCTTATATTTCATTTCTTTTCCTTTACAACAGAGCTATACATACTACTGCTATTACAATCACTCCGATGAGTGTGATTTTTTGTTCTCCGATTTTACTTACGATCAGCTCTACCTTCTCAATAATCGCTTTCACCTCAAGATACTGTACGAAAAGATTCCAAACAGAGGGTATGAAATCATTCATTGCTATGTCGTCCTTTGGTGATTGTGGATTTGAGAGCTTTCTATTCCAAAAATTCTTCAAGTTCCATTTCACTCTATCAATATGTTTTCGTAAAGCGTATCTGAGGGTGGGCATTTTATCTCCTATTGATTTACCACGTCAAGCGGAAATATTTCATGAATCACTTCAGCACATTTTTTAGCAATATCCATGTGTTCTTTTTGTGTGCCATTTTCCGATCGTAATTGTATATAGTGCACCCAACTTCGGAGTGTTCCGTTCATGTACATTCTTGACATCGTCAATCCTT